GATTTTCCAATAGTGCTTTGTTCTTGTAATTCTTCTTCAACCTCTTCTGCCCAATCAGAATTATCCTCCCCTAGATCTGGGATTGTTGGTTCAGTAGGTTTAAGTGGTTCAGGTTTAACTATATCTACAGATTCAATCTCTAGAGGTTTATAATTATCTTTCCAATCAGATGTATCTACTTTTTTATTTGAAAATAGAAAAGATTCAAATGCTGCTGCTTGTTTTAATAATTTCTTTTTTTCTTGTTCTTTTTTTGCAACTTTTTTCTTAAGTTTCTTTTTTTCTTCTTTGAGATTGCTAAAAAGGTCGTCTAGGGATATGTCACCAATTATATCCTTGGTCTTTTCTTTCTCTTTCTTTTTTTCTTCATCAATCAAAGAGAAGAAATCCCCTAGATTATCCATTATGCAGATACAGTAGCAGTTACCATAACAGTTCCCTCATACACTTTTGTAACAGTGCCTACCCCTGAAGTGATTATAATATCATAGTAGTTTCTACCAATAACTAATGATGCAGTATCAGAGGCACCCATTGAAACATTGATGGTGCCAGTGGATGATGTAATACCACAAGTAAAACTACTTGAAGTTGAGTCTTCTGGATACTTTCTTATCTTTGATGTTGCAGTATATCCAGATAAATTCATAGCTGTCTGATCAGCATTCTTCACAATGAAATCTTGTGAGAAGTCAGTGCTCTTATCTATTGAGATATTGATTGCTGGTACAGCCATGAATTTTTTTAAGTATTTATGTCTTTGTTTGCCTTTTTAAGCATCTTCTGTAAGTCAGCAGTTGAACCTACAAACAATGCATTGTTGGTAACTGAAGTTGGTCCTTTGTTCTCCTCTTCATTTACATCTTTCAGTTTTTTCTGAAGGTCAAGCAACTTGTCAGTGGCATCAGATACATTCTTAATTAATTGACCTGCAACCTCATATGCTCTAGGCATTTCACTTTCCTGAGCAATCTCAAGAATGCCATTGATTGCCTCTTGCCCTTTCTCAATAATTGAATACAAATTACCCCTTGTATATTCATAATCTTTTTTGATGTCTTCAGCAGATGATTTGTACTTGTCTATCTGTTTTTTAACATCAACTTTTTCAATCTCTGAGGAGATTGGTTCCACATCAAATGTATCATTCAATTTATCATACTTATCCATGGGTTACCTCAGAAAACATTACCATCAAATCCAAAGTCATCACCAACCTCAATTCTGGCATTATCTGCCTGAGTGATGTTATAGACTTTAGATCCCAAAACATGATTCTGGATTGGTGTCTTATCTTGTGCTCTTCTTACAACTAGTTTATTATCAACTACATCTTCAACATACATCTCTTCTTGACCAACATAAATGTATGTTCCCTTCTTGACCTTAGTACCATCATCTACATCAATAATATTCTCAACCATATCAACATTCTCAGCAAGCAGAGTTGCCACTACACCATCATAATCTTTGATTGCTCTAGGTGTAACCTGATAGGTAACATCCCTCTCATATTTGCCAGATTTGGACCCAGCAATATAACCAACAGTAACCTTCTTGATGATGTCTTTGGAAACATCTGCAAGAGGACCAAATACAAATGTCTTAGCAGTAAATGTAAATGTGTAGATGAGTGCTCTTCTTGTATCAAAGTTGCCCTCATACTCATCAGTCATATCAATATCATCAAGCACAATAGGAACATTTGTGCTCTCTTTCAAGTTACCAAGGAACTTAATAGGGATGGTATATGATGGTTGGAAATAGGGTACAATCTGCTCAACAATTTGGAGCATATCATCATTCAGTTTTGTGTAAACTGAAAGTGTAATTGTCATGTTATAGGGGACAGGAAGGTATGCCTTCTTCTGCTCATTACCATTCTCATCAGTAAATACAAGTTGTTGTGTTTGAGTTGACTTCCTAGTGGGGTCATACTGTAAGTTTACAAACTCAAATGACATCCTTGGCAGTGTCATCTGAACTGGATGATTCAGATCAGGATTCTGTTCCATCCTTGCCAGGAACTTTTGTGTAGGTCCATAGGCAAGAGGAACTTTGATGATACTAAAAGTATCATCATTCTCATCCTTGTGTTTGATTTGAATTCCATTAAACAGAGAACCAAACCCAATAATTACAGATCTGAAGATCTCGTTGTAAAAATACTCAAACATTATCTTAAACTTATATACCTTTATTTAGGGCATACCAAAGGGGTTCTGAGATGAGAAGTCAATAATCTTGTCTGCTTCAAACTCAATGACATCATTTTGAGCATAAGGAGTAACTAAATCATCTGTTACATATCCACCAATCATATATCTACCACCTGATTCTTGTCCAACAATCACCTCTCCTACCTGGAAGTATCCATCAACAATAGACACTTCCATATGATTTGTTGTAGCATTCCATTCCTTAACTCTTGCTGATGTATTGGAAGTCTGACCAATAACAACCTCATTGAAGATAAATGTACCTGTTCCAATATTACCTTCTGTCAATGATGGAGGTGCCTCAATGAATACCAATGGAGCAGCATTATATCCTTCACCACCTTCAATTACATAGATATCTGTCACAATGCCAGCAGTGCTAATTGTAGAGATAGCAACAGCATCAGTGATTGGTGATGGGAACTCACTATCCCAAGTGTATAGGGTAGAATCAAACTGATAAGTGGTATTGTCAAATGTGGGGAATACACCAGCAGACTGACCAATTGATACAGCAGGTGCTTGTAAATATCCAGAACCACCATCAGTGACAGTGATGAACATTATAGAACCATCTGTAGAGATGCCAGTGGTAGCAGCAAATCCTGAACCACCACCACCCTGCACTGTTATCATAGGTGGTTCTGTATAACCACAACCAGCATTAGTAAGTTGAATTGAAGTGACAACACCAGACTTACCCTTACAACCAGGATATGAATAAGAAACTGCTGCTATACCCTCAGCAGTTACTCCTCCAGCAGGGGCAGATGAGAAACCTACCAGTGGAGTGGAAGAGAAATTCTTCCCCATATTACTGATAGTGATCTTATTAACAGCACCATTAGCACATACAGTTGCCTCTGCTGTTGCTGTATGTCCAGCACCAATCAGACTCAGTGTCTGAATATAACCAATCTGTGCAATCTCATCATCAATGTCCTCTACATTAGTATCAAGAACCTCATCCTCATATCTGAAGAGTTCACATCTCAACTCATAAACATAGGTCTTCTTGAGTTGATAAAATGGTTGCTCATGCTCTACAAATTTAATCTCAAACAATCTGTCACCCAGTGGGAAGTAGATAAGGTCTCCTTCCTTAGGTCTGCTGTTTAACTTACTATTTGGAACATTAGCAAGTAGTGGTGAAATATAATCTTCAAATCTTTCCTTTGAGATAATGAGTTGAAGATCATCTCTGTTCTCAATGCCAAACTTTGAAAGGATAGTTCCCTGTCCAGAATAACCCTCATAGTTGTCTACATATGCCTCAATTGGATAGGCATCCTTAAACTCAGATTGAATTACCTCTCTTATGACGCTATTAGTTTTGAGGTATCTTCTGGGAAGATAATATACCTCAACACCATACATTCTCAATTGTTCATTGACAAGAGACTGTACTAGACTTTGTTCTGATTTTGATCCATTAAGGAAGAATGAATTCAACATAAGGAATCACCCTATAAGATCCAGAGGTGGTATTTCATAAGTACTCAGCATCTGGTCTTGGATTTTATCCAAGTCTGCCATAGCATCATCATAAATTTGTCTGCCATTGAATTCAACTCCACCTGGCAGTTTTACACCTTGGAACTTAATAAGATTCTGACCCCATTGCCTCTTAATAAGTGCAGTCAAATACCTCTTCAGGAATACATCATTGTAAGCACCATTATGTGTTTCAGGGTTCATTCCATCCCATGCATCAATAATGATAAACCTTCCTGCCTTCAGATTGCCCCAGTCAATGTCCAGGTACATTCTGTTTGCTCTTTGATTGAATCTAATCTGCTTGTGGGTGTTAAGCAAGAAGTTCATTGTCTCAATGTAACCCATGGTCATTGAGTATGAGAGGAGGTCATATCCACCACCTGCCATCATACCATTGATACCCATGACATCATTTAGCATCAACTGGTACTTCATAGAGAACATACCAGTTCCAACTAAGTCACTGTATTGAAATACTTTGTTTACACCAATTATACTGTCTGGTAATTGGATGTAATTACTATTCTGATAATAGTTAAATGTGGTAGCAGCACCCACCATTGATGTGGTGACTGATGTTGTACTTATACCTGCCTGACCCTTACCCTCTGCTCCAGGTGGTCCTGCCTTACCTCTAGCAACATCCTCTTCTGTGATTTGGTACTTCAAATATACCTGAGTTACACCATCATAGTGTCTCTCATTGAAGTACTGAATTGCATCATCTACAAGGTCTTCAATTTGCTCAGGAGCAACATTAACCTCCAAGACAGGAGCTCCTAGTTGCCTAAGGCAATAATCAATCAATCCTTGTCTTGAAGTGGGCTTAGCCATTTATAGGATACTACTAATACGACTATTTATGGTCTTGTAATAAATCAACTATGTTGTTTAACATAGACTTAATATCATTCACATCATTTTCAAGTCTATCAATTCTGTCTTTTTCAGAATTCAATTTCTCTCTTTGCTTGATGTAAGATTGGTATTCAAGATGATTTTTATTGATGATGGCACCAGTTTTAGTGTCTCTATAAAAACCATCCCTACCTTCAACAGGAATATAGTTACTCATTATGCTAATGCAATACCTCTAAGGTTTCTAATAAGGACAGGAGTTGATTGATCAGTAGATGTACCAATAATCTTGATTCTAAATGATGTGAATGGCACAACCTCATCAATGGTATATCTGTACTCTTTAAACAAGTTTACAGATGGTTCAGGTTGATAGGAGTCAATCTTAGGAACCTGTACATCAGATGTACCATTGTTGGAGGACAGATCAATAATAGAACCATTAGGAGCAATGTTTCTATGTCCAGGGAAGGGAATAAAGATTGTCTCACTTGGTTTAACATCTTGATTCAGAGCATAGAATACTCTGACATCACCAAAGTTTGATACATAAGCATCAAGCAGAACTTTCAATGATGTTGCTGGATTTTCTAAGATTACATTCTTAGAAACATATACAAATCTATTAGGATCATCTTCTATACCATTGACTCTAAAATCATTGGCATAGTCTGTGACAGGAGCATTAATTCTATTTGATGTAAGAACCAAACTACAACTATCAAGATCAATGACAGGACTCAATCTAGAATTCCTACTGGACATATTCATAATCATTGTGAATGATTTGTTGCCAGGGAATGTCTGAGATGACAAAATTTGAGATTCATTTTGTGGTGAAGCAATCTGTCTTAAAGAGGGGAAGTAGTTCTTATCAAACAATGTGACCTGTTGATATCCTTCATCATTATAAGACTCTTGATTACCTGAGACACTAGATGCAGAAATTGTTCTCACAATTGAGGTCATTGCAGTATTGAATGGTGTGACATTTGAGATCTTGGGATTAATAAGTGAGTATGGCAGATTATAGTTT